ATATCACCAACGTCAGAAGCAAACCTATGAAATACTTCAGTATTTGTACTAGTTCTCATTATTGTAGTAGCCATATTAAATTCTTATTACTGTTGTTGAGCTGCTTGAGCAGCAATTGTTCTATCTATCATTTTAGAATTATTTGCAATATATGAACTTACTTCATTCACAGACCATTTATAATACTTATCTGCTTCAGCTTGGTAATGCTGTGCCTGCTGAGCAGTCATAGTTGTTTTTTGAGCTTGGTTACTTATATTGGCTTGAAATTTTTGTACTTCAGCTGTGTATTTTTGGAGGTCAGTAGCTCTCTCAGCCTGCCATACATCAACATCAGCTTTCAAATTAGCAGTGAACTCTTGGACTTGTGTCGCTACTTGCATTTGATAATTTTGAAGATTGTTCTGATATGCTTGGGCATTATTACTATTATCCGCAATCAATGCTTGCATTTTATTTTGTGCGTTTTGCAATGCGTTTGCTTGATCTTTTTGAAGATTAGACTTTTTTACATCTATATCAACTTGAAGATTTTGAATATCTGCTTGCATATCATGATTAGCTTTTGCAACAGCCTCTTGAAACTCAATCTGATATCTTGCATTTTCTTTGTTAAATTCATTTAATTCATTTTGAAGATCAGTCCCAAACTTTTGAATTTCTAGTGTATTCCTTTTTTGCCATTCATCACACTCAGACGAGTTGCCTTGTACAACCCTAGACACTTCTGCCGTATAAGAAGAAATCTCATTTTGATAATTTTGTATTTTACGAGCTTCATTAGCATCTGCTAACTGAGCTTCTTGTATCTTCTCTTGAACAACAGCTTGATAAATAGCAGAGTCTTTTTGAAAAGTATTCAAAGCATTTTGCATATCACTTTGATATTGCTGTAATACTGTTTGTCTATCTTCATTCCATACTTGTAAATCGCCTTTAAGATTTGCATCATACTCTTGCACTTCTTTTTGAACTTCAGATTGATAACTTTGAAGTTCACTTTGGTATTTATTAATCTTACTTGTATTATCTGCTATAATAGCTTGCATATCGTTAGCTTTATTCTGCAATGAAAGAGCTTGATCTTTTTGCAAGTTTGATTTCTTAATATCATTTTCTGAATCAGCATTCTTCATTCTTTCTTGTGATTCAACTCTTAAATTCTCAACAGCTACTTGAAGATCATGATTAGCTTTATTAAGAGCTTCTTGAAATTCCATTTGATAACGTGCATTAGTGTTATTAAAAACATTCAATTCGCTTTGAATATCTGAACTATACGTTTTTAATAAATTATCATAATCAGTTTTATATTTTTCAAAGTTTTGAATCCACTCTTCATTAGTCCACTTCTGAACAACTGCATTTGTCTCAGATTGATACGCACTTAATTCATTTTGATACTTAGTAAGCTTAGATTGATATAATTGAACGCCTTCTTGAAAATTTTGTAATGCATTATCTGAAGCAATCTTTTGGTCTTTATCTAAATTAGCTTTTCTAGTAGTATATATATGTTGTGCTTGTTGTGTTGCTTCTTGAATGTCCTTTTGAAGATTGGCATTTTCCCTTTGAAAATCCTGCTGATACTCAACATTATTTTTATTAAATACATTCAATTCATTTTGTATATCACTTCCGTATTTTTGTAAATCTGTTTGTCTACTTGTTTGCCAAGCTCTAGTATCTCCTTCTAAATTTTGCTGATACTCTTGAACTTTTGTACTAACTTCGGCTTGGTACGCAGACAATTCATTAGAATATTTTTGAAGTTTTTGGGCATCGTCAGATGATGATAGTTGTGCATTTTGAATTGCTTTTTGTACTGATGCTTGGTACTCTGCATTATCTCTATTAAAAGAACTAACTGCATTTTGCATATTAGCACTAAACTCACCAATTTTAGAGTCCATCTCTCTTAATTTAACACTAGCAAGCTCTACATCTTCCTCAGTATCAACATAAGTATCAACTTGAGCATAATCAGTATTTGGAGAAGGAGGCTGAACATATGTAGGTACAGTACCAAATGCTCCAATAGAACTATCTGATAAAGATGGTGGAACAGGTACTGCAATTGTAATTGATAAATCACTTATTATAGGAGCAGACTCTAATACTATTGTTGGCTTTGTGTAACTAGGAGCACTCACACTAAGGACAGACATATCAGATATATTTACAATAGGTTCAACAATATCAGATATACCAGTGACATCCTCATAAGTAAAACTAGGAGACTCAGGTGCTACAGGAACGCTTGGAAGATTCAAACTACCAATAGTACCTAAAGATGGTACTGAAAATACTGGTTTAGTATAGCTTGGAGCATGAGCACTAACATCAACAATAGAAGGAGCAGATGCAGATGTAGTTACTACGCTAGATGCACTTATATCTCCTACTGAGGCATCGCTATGACTAACAACTGTTAATGATGGTGCCACAGGAGGCGTAATAGAAATTGTTAAATTTCCTATTGTTGGTTTAGTCCCTAAAGTTGGAGATGATGGGGGTACATAATTAGGGTTAGACCCCGAAAAATCTGCTACAACTTGAGCCGAGACACTAGGCTTGATGGGAGGGCTTGGGAAAACCCAAGAAGTAGCAGGAAAACTTGTTAATGACATAACTGGCTTTGTATATGTTGGTGCGTTTGAACTAACATCTATTATTGAAGGGGCAGTTACAGTCCCTTTAAGTATATCCGAAACAAAAGCATCGGAATAAGTAATTTTTTCAAGTATTGGAGAAATAGGAGCTATAATGCCTATATCCAAATCTGTTATTGTTGGGGCTGAACCCAAAGTAGGAGAGACAGGAACATCAACGTCTACCCAGTCTGTAATCTTTCCACTAGCTAATTTTGTAAACTCAAGAGAAGACACTCTATAAATAATTGCATTCCTTAAATCAGAATCATCATCTATTTTAGAATAGTCTATGTAAAATATATATCCAGCATTGGAACCATCAGTAACGGGAGCAAAATGCACAGCCCCTTGTTTATGATAAAATTTAGGATATTTAGATGTTGCAAATTTTAAACTCGTTGAATCAAGTACCCAATTTGCCTCTGACATTGGAATTTCTTTACAACTATATCCGTTTCTTTGTACATCAGTAATAGAATCATTTATTGAAAATGAAATTGCACTACCATCAGTTGAAGATGATGAAACTTTTTGTGCGAATAATAATAAATCTTTAGGTATACTAGAAACTGCAAATTTCTGAGCATCTTCTATGCTATTAGCACTTAAAGAAGATATGCCAGTAATGTCTTTTACGCTTTGAGTGATTTCAGTTAAAGCCATTTTCCCTCCGCTATTGGGGGAAAGTGCAAAACTTTAACCCCCAAGAACATTAAGTTATCTTACGCTACTTTCCAGACTGCGTGAGATTCGGGCATTTGCCATTCCATACCAGCTTCGGTAAGGATCATGTCAACCCGTTTATCTGTACCAGTGTTTTCCAAGGATTGAACACCAACATAGATCGAAGTGTCTCTAGAAACACCATTACCTGCGAGAGGACGGTATTTACAATGCTTCATATTGACACCAAGCATAGCAACTTGAGTTTGATCAAGAGCAATGTGACGAGCCACGTTCATGTCACCATAAACTGTAGAAATTCTCGTCATGTCAACTCCAAATTGCTTGCTTCTTCCAGTAGCTGCAAAGCCAGCACGACCATATGATTGACCGTCAGCTGCAGGTGAAGATGCACCGGGTTCTACCATGCCAATATTATTAGCAAAGTAACCTGATAATTTATGCAACCAGTTGTATACTGCTGTAGAGCAGAAGAACACAGTTGCTTTGGAGTCATTGTATCTAGGATCAACATAGTTGCTCAAATCATCAAGAAATGAATCTTGAGATTTACTAGCTACGTCAAGTTCAAATACATTACCATTGTTCAAGATGTAATCAACTGCACCTTGAGTCTGTGCTACAGAGTTAGCAGTATACTGCGAACCGAACAACAAGGACTGTTCAATGTCCCATTTGTGCTCGATGAGTTTTTCACGCCAAATCCTTGCCCATTCATTTGGTTCATACTTAAGAACCGTTGCTCGGGCAGTATTTGTCATACCAAACTCAGTACGCCATATCTGCGTTTGTCCATAACCAGTAGCGAAAGGCTGATCATTCCAAGTAGTTCCAAGGAGTGAAGAACCTTCTGCATAAGAAGTTCCAACAACGTATGAACGCTGTGCTTCTAATGAACCAGCAATCTCTTGATCGTAAGTACGACCAACAGGAACATTACTTGCAAATGAACTATATTCACCTGAAGCTGCTCTAATTACTGAACCAGTAACAAGCTGAACACTGCGAGCAGATGAACTAACATTTTGCATAGCAAAAGTTTTATTCCCTGCTGCTGCGACGGCTGTCACTCTCAATAGAATGTAATCATCTGGTTTAGCACCATTTGCTCCACCACCAGCTGTGGAAGAAACAGGAATCTTTATGATTTGATTATCCATAAAGAACTCAGGGGCTGTTCCAGAATCACCAACATCAATCTTGTCAGTTGCTTGTCCGAACTTGTTTTGGATGTTGCCACCACTTTTGTAATCACACGCCATATATACTTTAAGTATATCGTCTAGAGCAATTGTTGCATCTGCTCCATATCCAGTGATTGTTGCATCGTCAAATACATCAGTAGTACTAGCCTTAATTTGACCAACTACATATGCATAACGTCTATGAAAAGATGGTCTTCGTTCCGTAAACTTGAAACTTGGATCATCGGTAGGATTTTTAGCCACTTTTGATACAAATCTAAAAAAAGGTGATTGTGCAATCGCCAATTCTGATACCCTACTGCCAAAGTTATACTTTCTGCGAAGGACACCAGTATTTAGATCAGTACCTAATCGAGAGCCAGCTGCACCCAGAGCTTGATCGTTGATATCCCAATTGCTCAGGAATCTAGGGGTTGAGGCCATTTTCTACTCCATTAGTTAAAAATATCGTCCATCCCTACTTTGAGTATTGAATCAAACACAGCATCATTCACATCACCGTCTTCTGGGTTTGTAGATTGTTCTCCGCTGGATGCAAGCGACTGAGGCTTTTGCCTGACATTTTGCATTTGATTAGCTACTTGTTTCCTTGTTTCATTCGCAACTTTTTGGTCACGATTTTCACGATTCATCAAATAATAAATATCATCAAATGTTAATTGACGGCTATTAGCATAATCAACAAATTTTTCCCATTGTTCATTATCAAGCTCATATTTCTCTTTGAAATCCTTCTCCATTTGAGAACGCTGTGCTTGTTCATTTTGAACTTTGGTTTGTTTGCCAACAATACCTTTAACCCTGTCGTTTACAACAGAATTGAAAACCTTAGCAGAATCAGAATTTGGATCACTAAAAGCTTCGTCTGAGTCAAAAACGAAGTCTTCATCTAATCCCAATCTTTCCTTCATGCCTTTTGGTTGATTCTCGCCATTGATATGATCTCTGACGGTACTAATCAAATTAGGGTCTTCTCTCATACGATCAAGTAAAGGGGCGTAAGGCTCTAGCTCCTGAAGGCGATTATTAAGTCGCTTTGCTTCACGGCTTGAATCCGAATATCTCTTTTCTAGTCGTTCGAGTTGTGACACCTGATTGGTGTCGTTTGTCTCTTCGGCAACAGGGCTCTTATTAGAGGTTGTCTGTTCTTGAGGAGGTGGGGGTGATTCAGTGAAAGACCCGTTGACTTGTTCATCTAACTGTGCGAAAAAATCACCGGGGTCATCAATATCCCCTCCGGCTATGCCCGTTACGGCATCTTCGACAGAAACAGGGCTGTCTTGCAGGTTAGCTGCTTCTTGTTCTGGCATTATATTACTCCTTTTTTGTTAATAAATGCAAATTATTTTTTATTAGAAGGCTCTCTTGTTTTTTCTCTTGCTTGATCCTTCATTCTTTCACGAAGTAATTTTTGTTGTGCTTTAGTATCAAGTGTTTCTTTGGTTATTGCTTCTGAGCCTCTTTTAGTCTCGTCCCTTATACCAGATTGTATTAATTGCCTAGATAATGTTTCGATTGTGCCATCTCTATCTTTCAAAGCACCTTCTAAACTATCAACTTGAGATTTAAGTTGTGAGTATATTGATTTTCTCTTAAGAATATTTTCTTTTCCACGAACATCAGTTTCTGCAAGCATAGCAATGTCATCAATAAGCCCAGATTGATACCATCTAAAATATTCTTCAAGTAATGCCCATCTATTAACTGGTAAAGTTGAACCTGCAACAATTCTTACGTCAAATTTAGCTGATGCATAATCATTGAACATATTAATTGCCCTTCCAAGATCATTATATATAGGAACATTAATCTCTACTTGTCTTTCTTCTTGGATATGAGAAGGCTGGATTATTCTAAAAATTTTATGTGCTCGATAAGTACTCTGGGCAATTGATTGAAAACATTTACCAAGATGCTCCAATGAAGGTTCAACTATATCATTCATCCAAGCCTTTATTCTCCTTGTCCCATGCTCATCCTGCGCAAGTAATCCACGATATGTATCATGTTGCTGCCCTAAGTCACCTTGCATAGAGCTATAAATACCAGACATATATTCCATATCCTGCTTCCCCTCTTGAACAGTAGAGAAAAAAGCTTGATTTATGCTCTGGGGTTGAACTGGCGTGGGAGGGGCAAATCCTTGTCTATATTTAAGCAATGCACCGGGAGCAGAAGAATATTGTTCCCACTCATCTTCAGGAACAGAACCCTCTTCATAAATCCATCTTAGGTTAGAAGCCAAGTTTGCATTGTGAATCATTAATTGATGAGCTTTATTTATCTCTTGCTGTTTACCTATAAGTGGCAGTACAGCTGACATTGGGTATGGAGTACCTGTCCACATATACGGAATAGGCACTATTGGGTAATCAGCCATTGGCATATATGTTTCATAAAGCATAACTTCAGAACCAAGACTTACACTTACCTTAATTCGTGAATCATAAAAAGGCACAGCTTCTACAATAGTAGATGCAAACAAATCATTCTTAATTAATTCTTTATATTCTTGTTCATTTACAACTTGGTTTTCAATTTTAGTTGATTCTTCTTTTAACCTCGCCATTAATGATGTTTGTGCCTGCTCTAGTTGGTCTTCTAATTCTTTCTGTGCTTTCTCTTTTTCAATTTGACCTCTCTCTGGGATCATTTCGCCCTGCTCTACAAGCTCATCAATTTGAAGCATTTTTTCTTTTAACTGAACTTGTAATTCATTTTTAAGTTGAAGTAATTGTTCATTAACCTGCTCTTGAAGTTCCTCTAATCCTTGAGAATCTGGAGGCAATTGAATAAAAAGGTTATAAAGTTTGTACTTTTCTTTAGTATAGAATTCATAACAATCTACTACTTCATCTTCTTCTGATGTTAATGGATCGTATGCTTCTCCACCAATATCATCTGGCTGTATACTATCAGAATTGAAAGATTCTCTTTGTGAATAAAACTGACCTCCTTGGTTAGCAGAGCCATCAGCAGCATTAATTTTTTTCTTAAATTGTGGAAATAAACTAATAAGCTGAGTTTTGGGGAGGTCTTTTTTAATAATTATATAACTTGCATCTCTAAAAAGAAAATCTCTGCTCATAGGGTCTACCCATACGTCATGAGGATCAATTCTTTTAAATACAACTTCTCCCATACCCTTATCCATATCAGGGTCTATATCAACTTGTAAGAAACCAACTCCTTTTATAAGAGCATCTTGGATAACATGAGAATATAAAGAGTTACCATTCGATAGATACCAGCAATAATCTGCAATATCAGAATGAACAGCAGCAACATCAGTATCGCTACCTTCTGCCCCCACAGCTTGCCATCTAGGATTTTTAGCCGTAGCGAAATATTTCATCATTTCTATGACGGGCGTTATCCTGTTAATAGTAAAAGTAGGCATACCAGATTGCTCTAGCATACGTTCTTCATTTTTTGTTAGCTGGTCGTTGTGATAAAAATCACTACACTTTTGTGAAGATGATTGCCACTTTCTCCTATAGGCGTTATCTGCCCTTTGGAAAAGTTGGTATATAACTTCCGCTCTTTGCTTATTACTTTTTCTTGGCATATTTTCTCTTAGCCCGTTTATTCGCTGCTTTTCTAGCCGAACCGGTTTTCTTCAATCTATCACGATAAGAAGACTTACTTTCTTTTTTGTAGCGTTTTTTTGCGGGCATTTTTCTTTTTTCCTAATACTAAGGTTGGATGTCTTTGTCTAAAACCATTCATGTCAACAAAACTTTGCCAAGCTGACTTATTTTTACTACTCGAACTAATATTCATACTAGATTCTGAGTCTAAAGATAGATCATCTGGTCGAATAGGGTCTATTTGAAAATCATTTTCAGCCATTACATCATCCACTTTTTAACTGCTTCAATAAAATGGGCTGGATCACCTTTTCCGCCCTCTGTATTGTAATACTTTTTCCAATATTCAGCCTGTCCCTCTATAGAACGAGGCAATTTCTTTGGGACTCTTCGATACTTGAGCCTACAATGCACAATACCAGCTGCTATATTCTTCTCTAAGATTTCTCCCCATATATCTTCTTCGTATATTTGCCAATATCTAAGATTAACAAGACTAGCCTTAGCACAATCCTTCATTAATTCAGACCTATACTTCAAATAATGTTGACAATTGTCAACTGCAGAAGCTGGCTCTACCTGCCAAAATGATCTTGCCGGCCCATCTCCCATTTGGCGTATGTATTCATATCGAGATTCTACTATACCAGTGGCTAAAACCAGCATAACAGCATCTTTTGATGCATATTTTTCACCCATTTTGGAGCATGTATTATGTATCAGACTCCTCATTTGACTTATACTTACCATTTTATGCGACTACCCAGCTTTTTGGTTGTTTTTTTGGCTTAAACCACGACTTTTTGTCCTTTTCCTGTTTAAAATTGGGTGGAAAAGTGTGTCTACATGCATAATACAATGCCTCTATAGTATCATCGTGAGCCATTCGTGGGCCAAATGTAAGTATTTCATTAATTAAATCAAACATGTTATCTCTGACAAATATACTTCCCATACTGAACCTACCGCTAAGACCACTGTATATCCTATTCCTCTTCTGAGTCCCCCCAGGTTTTTCAGGTATTACAGCAATATCATAACGATTTAATCTCTTTCTTTCTTCATTAAGTGCTTGGAAGATAGACCTGTTCATAGCAACGTCTTCAACTGTAGCTGATACACAATGATATTTATTATAAAGTTCTATTATATAATCTACTACTCCAAGTTTTGAACCAGTATCGTATTTACTTCCAATAGTAGGGATAGACCTGTGTCTTTCATACTCAATAACATAAGCATTGTTGTTTATATCAACAGCTATTACCATCATCACAGAATAATCAGCACCCTTAGTATCTATATCCGTAGCAGGGTCGCATCCTATAAAAGTATTTACTGGTGTTTTTGAACCATCAATAGATATATAGTTTATCCCCTCTTCATATTCAATATATCCTTCATACTTTTTAATATCACTTGACTTCCAAAGAGAATCTTCTTCACTCTGGACTTGCATAAAATATTCTTGGTAATACTTGGATGGCTGACCTGAATCATAATAGAATTTCTTCTTTTGCTCCATGATCTTTTTTGTAAAAAAACTTTCCCATAATAAATTACCATTATCATCTAATGCTTTATATGTAACAATTTCCCATGCAAAATCTTTCTTATCCTTTATTGCTCGCTCATTAGATATAAGCAAATTATTAATAAAAGAATCATAATGAACTGGCGTTCCATTAACACGAATTCTACCAGTTTCCGGCTCAAGCGCAGGGTATACAACCGCAGTAACAAGATTCGCATTTTTAGCTCTAGCATCAGGAGTAATAGTATTTCCTTCATGTTCAAAATCATCCAGTATAATCAAGTCATATCTTTTATGAAGTTTTGCACCTCCCCTGATACCAGTAACATTACTCTTCGATATTAGTTTACAGCCATTACTTAATTCTATATCTTCTTCTGTCCATTTCCTACCTTTTAAATGCCCAAAGAAGTATTTTATCTGCTCATTATAGTCTAAGTGATACTTAATATAATCCATATTCCCCGTAGCTAACTTCTGAGTGGCAGATACCCAGCCATAGAAAAGCATATCAGAAGGGTCACAAAATACAAAATCTTTTAAAATTGATGCTTTTGTAAGAATAGTTTTACCATGACCCCTTGGCAAAATAAAAGCAGATTGCTTTACACTCAAGTCATCAATGACATCAGCCACTTCATAATGAAACGCAGGAGTCTCAGACCTTAAAAAGTCATCTGGTAGAAAAAGCTTCCCAAATGCTATAAGGTCATTATGGGCTAATAATAGAGCTTCCTCTTCCTTGCTTACGTTCTTCTTGTTTATGTTTGCCAAGAATAAACTCCTTTAAAGGTTTTTCTTTTTTATCCATTTCCACTAAACTGTTAAATGCCATTTCAATAGCATTCATTCTTTCAACTAGAACGCCTACAACTTGATTAATAGCCTTTATCTCTCTTATTATATCGTGCTTGGTAATGGAGTTTCGCTGCTTTCCCATATAAATCCGTGCCTTTCAGGATACTTCATAACTTTAGGGTATTGTTTAGATATACCATTTTTGTCAGGTATCCTGTGTTCTATTTTTGTTTTTTTCATTTTTTTGACCTTTTCCATGTTAAATAATCCGCCCCCTCGTACGGGTCAAATATTGTTGTAATTAATCTAGGGTCACTATCTTCATATTGTGGATCAATAATAGTGACTGGACACATGAAAATACATTTATCATCTAGCCCCAGCTCTTTTGCATATCTATCATTTGTTTTATAACTGCCAACTTGAACAGCATGACTAATTAATCCTGTCATTGGGTCTTTTAAAACTTGATAACCAGATACATGGATATGACCAGCAGTAAGTATATGATCTCTCCAGCCCATTTGGATAGCCTTGCTAATCCCATGAGCAGTGTTCCACATACTATGTCCTCTGAAATTATGGCGTGCATTTAGTCTAACTTCTTTACCATTGGGAAAAATAAGATTCATTCTAACTTTATGATTACTATAATTGGTCATGCCCCTTCCAATCATCCACTCTAGTGGGTCACCTACGCCACTCCAAGCATCATGGTTGCCACCAACTAAATAAAGCCAAGGAACCATCTTTACAAAATGCTCTGTCAGTCTCCAAGATTCTTTTGCAGATGTACCCTGTTCTCCATAAAGCCTTGATAATCTGCCTACCCAATTATTCTGCATATCCCCAACATTTCCACCATACAATCCTTCTGTCTTAGAAACCAATTGTCCATGCATCAAAAGTTTAGAAATATCTGTGCCATCATCGTCTATATGATTATCTCCAAAATGTGCAATACCAATGGGTTTATCGTCTAGTATTCTTATATCTATTAAGTGTTCAGCTTTTTCTCGCCTATTCTTAGCGTGGAATTGCTTAACACGGTGCTTGATTAAATCTTCAACATCAATATCTTCAGGAGGGAGTTCAGCTCTAACAAAAGCATATGTTTCTCTAATCCTCTGTTTCCATTTGCGAATTGTTCTTTTATGAACATTATATATCTTAGATAATTCAGTAGGACTATTACTTTCCATATCCGCAATAAATTCTGGAGGGATATGGTCTATATTTATAGGGTTATTATTCTGTGGCATTATCCAAACTCCGCTCTGGTAATTTCCTTTTTACTCCTTCTAATTGTTCTTGTGAGAAACCTTGAAATAAACCAACAACTCCTGTCTCAACCTTCTTTACATTACCTAGAGTGCCTATAGCCTTTCCAAGTTCTTTAACTGCTTGAAGTTGAACATTCGCATCCATACCATTATCTGCAATACATTTTAGACTATGGAGTATGTACTCATGGTCTATGCCAAGTTTACTCGCCACTTCTAATGCACTAGATTCTATTTCTTTCATAACTCTCCTCTGTTTTAACAATACTATTGATTTCTTTCTAGCCTTATCATCACTTTCTTCATTAAATGCATTCATGTATGCTTTAACCGCCCCAGAACCTGCTACAATGTGTGTTGCAAATTCTTTCTCTTTATTAGTAACATTTTTACGCTCAACAACTCGCCTAGAAGGGTTTGTTATCTTTTTTGAAAAAGTGTACCTATTGCCATGCTGGTCAAAGTCAGAATCCATAAAAGTAGAATCCTTTATAAGAAATGTACCAACAACAGTCCTTACCCATCCTTTAGAATTTGTATAATTTTTCCTATCATTAGGATGCTTTATATTGTTTGATACTTTAAGCAACTGAACAATGCCTCCATCATCAGCCTCAACCCAGTCGCCCTGAGATGCAGTCTTCCAATCTGTACTAGGCTCTGGTGCCTGCTTCCCAAAATGGGAGTAATATTCATCTAAATCACTAAATACATAATGATTTATTTTTTTAATTGTTCTATAATCCAATTATTTTTTCTTTCTATGTTCTTTTCGTTGTGTCTGTATGTAGATGCTGTCAATTAAATCTTGGACAGCAGTATGTATATAATAGACTTCCCCATTTATCTCTATAGGAACAAGCCCTTTTGAAGCATTAGACAGAGCCTTCTCCATCTCACTAATAGGTTCATTTTGAAGAGGTTGTATTACGCTTGCCACTTTTTTTCTTCTTATTCTCTTTTTTAAGCTCGGCAGCCACTTCCGCTGCGAGAGCACGCTCTGCATGAATCCTATCACGCTCTTCCTCTCTCAGTCTCTGTACACTAGCAGCACCAGTCACAGGTTCTGGTCTAGCCATATCATCACTTGTCATATATGCCATTTCTTTACTCCCTTCTTTAATCGTTTATCTTTTACTAATTGGCATTGAACACACAAGCCATTAGGGTAAATAAAAAACTTTTCTACAGACTTCCCACAGTTATAACAACCACTGTAAGACGATGTACTGTCTGGATTATCTTTATTGTCTTTTGTATTATTCAATTTGCCCATCCTCCCAGCCCTTGAAGGTAAGCACAAAGTCAAGTAATATCCAAATACTAAATGACCATGTTATTTGTAAGAAAAATTGAAGTAAAATGATGTGGGTATATACTTAACTCTGAAAGGGAAAAATCGGTTTATTGGAATCGCTTTTTACGTTAGTCGGTTTTTCGATTCCTTCACTTACAATAACGGAGTTCATATGAAAACTATCCTTGAAACGCTTACACAGTACAGGGACATTTTAACTAACATCAATGGGAACCTTGTTCGGGTTAACTTTGACATCTCGCTTGATGTATTCACACTTGACGGTGTAGACTATCATCTCATCGTTTGGTACAAGAGAGATTGGGACAATGAAGGGGCTCTTTATGAGTCCAAGCGTTTGTTCACCACAGCTTCCTCAATTGATGCACGTTGGGACTTTCACGAGTCTATCAATGCTCAAGAAGATGACATGTATGATGCCATGTATCCAAGTGCATGATCATGTAGGTTAGAATGCAACAGCCCCCCTTCGGGGGGCTTGTTGTTGTTATTCGTTATAAGGCTTCGTATAAGTGCAACGTTGGGACGTATAGATACATACTATCACATACACACACATATATCGTACATATTCAACTAACGTGGTCAGTAACATGAAAGATTTAGATTTAGCAAGAGATACGGGTTAAAGCCCATCGTAATTTAGGTTTCCCTGCAGGTTTCCGTTCCCTGTGTCTCTTACTATAGTACCAAGGATGAAGTTAATATGTCATAAGGTATGGTGGTGCATACTTCCCAGACATATTACCACGACGGGTGGCTTCCGTTCAGATAATGAAGAGATAAGCGTAAGGGGCTCTTCACTTCATCCATAATTTAAATGGAGAGTATAACATGAATGCATTCAAGCATTACATAGTAGAAGTTATTATAACAATAATCAAGTTAATCAAGGGATATGGTTTAGAATCATTTGACTGTATCACTTACAAACAGTACATGGAGAATAAAGATGATTAAAAAAATCAAGCAGTTATTTAAAAGAGCAACACCAATAACAAAGGACAATAGACCTGACCGTTGGGTTGCTAAATATCCAGGTAATTCACATCAACGTAGAATAGCAAGACGTAAAGCAGAAAGGAGTGCAAACTCATGATAATATATTTAATCAATTGCACATTACATTACAATCATCATGTAGATATAAGCTTCACAGGGTATGGGAAAGATGATGGTAAGTATGTATATGTACCAGTCACCAAGATCAGTTTAAGGGAAAAACAAGGCGGTGAAATATATATACCTGAACAAGTTAAAGATAGTGAAGGTAATAAAATATTTAGAATCGCAATCAATCAACTTGAAAACATAACCTACATGGGTGACTAATATGTCATTTAAATGTTATAAATGTGATAAGCCTATTAAACCTAAATGGTCTGATAGGCTATTTACATATACTCATAAGTTATTATGTTATAAATGTTGGCAAGCATCAAAGAATAAAACTAACAAAGCATTATATGATGCTAATCAAAGAATAAGAAATAATTAATCGAGGACTCCGCATCCTCCAACAGGGGGGCAAGTCAGTAACAGAGTGTTTAAACTAAAAGAAAGCTCTCGAGACTTGTCTCCCATTACTTAACAAGGAGTATAACCATGCCTAATCGTAAAGCAAAAGATCGTAAAAGATTCAAACGTAAATTAAATGATAGTTTGAATAAATATGGTAGAACCAGAAAACAAATACAAAGCAGACTAAAGAAAGTGAAAACATCATGATAGTGCTCGGATATATATTAGGTATAATCATGTGGCTTTGTATAGGTCATTATGTCGTTAATATAAGACATCAAAGAAGAATTAGACTGAGTTCCAAAGGTAAGTGAGAAATCTTTTGGTTCATAGAAGGGGAAACACTCATTACTCACGTTTGACCATTTAATCATAGTACTTGAAACTGACAGCTGGATTAATGGATGGTAATGAGTCTTCTAACTCAGTCTATAATTAGCCTGTCCATATCTCCTGCGACTAACAATTATGTGGATTCATTGAAATTATTCAACACATATATGGCGTATACAGTTAAGATTAAATGGGCAGGCTATAATTGAGAGGTATGGAAGCAGTTGAAGTCTGCTATAAACGTGAGTATAAACACATTCCTACTAATACATCTAGCGAACCTCTCAAAAAATTAATAAATAATCATCATTAACAAGCTTCGGTCAGCCGTATTGGTAAACACAGATTGGCACACATTCTTTTTAAGATTGCTAGGTAAGCCCAAATTGATATATAAACCCAATTTATTAGGGTTGATGGTTATTTATTACAAGTCACCAATCTTGAAAAGGTCAACTTGGTTCCCACTTATCCAAAATGGTAAAAAAGTGGAAAAATTTATGTACTACACCGTATAAAACTCTACTTTACAGTCTATGTCCAGCCTAACTGGAGTCTTGATATAAAGTACGAAGCACCTGACGAGGTTGGAGTAGTTTAAATGATACGAAAGACGAGCCTACGAGTATCAGCATATAATATTGAGCAAAGGTAGAGAGTCCGCAGGCAGGTGTACACCATAGTCCGATAAAGTAACATAACGAAGAAACTGTTACACCTATCTTCGCTCATAATATTGGGAAGAGTTTGTTCTAATTTCCTGTAAAGGATTAAAAATCAACCTTGAATAGGTTGTTCTCTTCCCATTTAACCATAATAAAC